GCTTTTTAGGAGCACGTGGCTTCTTAGCTGCTGGTGCTTTCTTAGCTGCTGGTGTCTTTTTGGCTTTAACTGGCTTTTCAGCAGGAGCTTCGACTGCACCGGCACCTTCTACAGCTAGAGTAACTGGAGCAACTTGCGTTGGAGCAGCAACAGAAGCCTCTGTACCTGCTGGCACAACTGTTAAAACTGATTCATTGGCAGCTTCAGTTTTATAAGGTGCTTCAACAGCAACTTCTTTTGGTTTTCCTACGAAAAACTCTTTGATTTTTTTGAACATAATATGTTCCTCCTTGTGGATTATTTATACTGATAAATATCATTATGTACAACTTTATTCGTTATGTTAGTTTAAATGAAGGCCATGCTCCTAAGACACTGGAGCAAGCAATTCTTCCCTACAAAAAGGACGAATTGGAGCCTGCTATATCCGAAGATACTATGAAGTATCATTATGGAAAACTGTACAAGGGCTATGTTGACCGTTTTAACAACGGCGAAGGCGATGCAGACTTCAATGAAGCGGGTGCGTTTTTACACCATATTTTGTTCACACAATACCAAGCACCACAGGCATCCAATCAACCTACAAATATTGCTGAAAATTTTATCAACAAATATTTTAAAAGTTTTGATAAATTCAAGGATGATTTCCAAAAAGAAGCAATGAAAATACAAGGTAGCGGTTGGATATATTTGGCAAGCGATGGTACTATCAAAACAATTAAAAATCATCAAATAAAACTAGACATTGTATTGTTAATTGATTGGTGGGAACATTCATTCGTGATAGACTACCTCGCCGATAAAAAATCATATCTCAACAATCAGTGGAAAATTATCAACTGGAATATTGTCAGCTCTAGAGTTGGTCTACGGTCTTAAGGCTACTGGCAGGAATACTCCATACATTCCTACTTTCAACGCCTTTACTTTGTGCAAATTTTTTAATATCGCATTTGCTGCATACATGGTAAACATTATTTGTTAATCGATTAGGATCCATAGATCCTTTATCTCGGTTAAACACTTCTCCGCAACAATCACACTGAAGTACCAATACAGTCTTATTACGACTATAAGTGTGATGTTTACCACGTTTACTAGTTCTTACGTGTTGTGTTTGTCGAAATTCAGTGCCTATGAACATCATGTATTTACATTAAGATTATAAAAATCTTTTGATAAATACTCTATCGAGGGCAATCATGATCACTATTTCCAATTCAGCCAAGCTAAAAATACTAGATCTTTTAGCAGAAGAAAACAATCCCAATTTATTTTTACGTACATTTGTCCAAGGCGGCGGGTGTAGTGGATTTAGTTACGGATTCACTTTTGACGAAATAGTAAATGAAGACGATTTTGAAATTCCGCTAACAGGCAGTTTTAAAGTACTTGTAGATGCAATGAGCATGCAATACCTCACAGGTGCAGAAATAGACTATAAAGAAGAATTAATGGGTAGCACATTCAGCATAAAGAATCCTAACGCAACTACAACTTGCGGATGTGGTTCTAGCTTTGGAGTTTAAATAAATGACACAAAATATTATTAATGTAGGTATTCAAGGTAACGACGGTACAGGCGATAGTATACGCGAAAGTTTTACCAAAATTAATCAAAACTTCACAGAGTTATATGCTGTGTTTGGCGCTGGAGGGCAAATTAAATTTGGTAATTTAGCGGACGCTCCTGGAACTAAAACATACCCTATAACAAACATTAGCGGAAACAATACAAAAGTTACAATTGTATTCAGTAATACAGATACTTCATTAAATCCGTTTACTGTAGGACAAAACATTATTATTAAAAATGTTGTTCCAAGTATATACAACGGAACATATGCTGTTACTGATGCAACTTCGACAACAGTAAAATTTTTAAGTTCAGCAAATACTAATACTATTAGACTTGGTACAGTTTCCAGTACAGCGTATAATGCCAACCAAGTTATTATGGCAAACAGTACCGGTACTGGACTTACAGCCAGAACTCTTGTAGGAACTGGAAATCTTACTATTGATACATCTAATAATAGTCAACTAACACTTGGGATCAATAGTGACGGATTTTTATCTGCAACTAGTCCTGTTTTAAAACAAAGTATTAACGGTAAGGGCAATTTTTCTCTTGGAAATCTTGCTGACCCAACAGATGCACTTGTAGATAGTTTTAATACTTACTATGGACAACAAGGATTTGCTCCGGTATCTAAAGATTCGTTTGCAGTGACTGTTGGCTATGCAAACACCCACTTTTTGCAATTAACAAATTCAGGCGCACTATCTGGACCACTTAAAGTCAGAGATGAACCGTTAGTACCTCAAATAAACGATGTTGACTACGATCCCGAACTAGCAGGTAACTATGTAGCCACCGAGGCTGTTCAAAGAAAACATGTTGTTCGCCGAGACGGCGATACTATGACCGGTGCATTAACTCTAAGCGATCACCCAATCCCGTTATCTGGTAAAGGTATAATAAGCAGTTCTTCTGATTTACAAGCAGCCACTAAAGGATATGTAGATAATAATACATATTTCAGTGGAGTTAACTTGTATGTTAGTGCTACCAAGGGTGATGATTTACAAAGTAACACCCCAGTAGGCCGTGAAGGTCGGGCTTGGCAATATGCTTACAAAACTGTTAGTGCCGCAGCATTGCAAGCTGAGAACTTAATTAATCTTTCCAGTACAGAACCTGGGCCGTATCGACAAACTATTGCCTATACCATTGGGCCAACACAGTATCAAAGTACAGTAATTAATAACACAGTAGAAACACTTCCTTGGCTAATTGGTCTTACACCAGGTGATGGTGTAGATGTGGGTGTTACTGATACAGCATATCTATTAGAAAAAAATAAAGCGTTCATACAAAAAGAAACAATTGCATATTTGAATAGAAAATATGTTAATCAATTCACACTAGATGTAACACAGTGGTCCAATATTATAAAAAATATAATAGCAGGTGTTGGATACGACTTAGTGTTTACTAATTCTACTGGTACCTTGACAAACTACAATAGTGTAACACAAGCTAGTTTGCTATTCAATGAAGATAACGTTAGTCTTGTAGACAACTATTATATTCAACTGGTAGATGCGATTAATTTCATTAAAACTCAAGCACAGGACTTTTCTTATAATGTTCCTGTTGCTAGCGATTATATTGATCAAGTTATTGATGCAATATGCTATGATTTATTATTTGGTTCAAATTTTCAAAGTATACAGGTTGGATTACTTTTCAACGACGGTGCAAATACTGATTTAAGTGCTACTGAAATTACTGGTGCCTTAACTAATTTATCAAATATAATTACACAAACTGCAAGTTGGAATAACGGTGTTACTAGGTCCCCTAGCAGTATTACTGTTATTAAAAATTTAATAACAACTATTAATTCAATTATTTTATCTGGAAAAATTCCAGATCCTGTATTTCCTGACTTATTAGTTACTGCTACTGGACAAACAAGTGCCAAGTATTTGTTAATCAGTAATATACCATTTTTACAAGCAGAACTAGTTTCATTTATTACAGCGAATTTCCCCAAAGTTGCGTATAACAGAACTAGCTGTGAAAGAGATATTCAATACGTGGTATGGGGATTAGTATATGATATGATGTACGGCGGTAATAGTCGTACAGTTAATTCTGGATTAAGATATTGGTTATACAGTGGCACTCTAAGTATTGATCCTCCAATATTTTGGGAAACTATTTACGGATATTTAGGTACACTAGTTGATGATGTAATCAACAACCGAGCACCTGCAAAGTTTTATCAACAAACAACCACACAGTATACTAATGAAATTTACATCGAAGGTGGAACACAATCCAGTGGGCTAGCTGATAACATTGCTTCATTTATAAGTATTATCGGAAGTGTCGGTGGAACACCTTCTCCTGCAAACTTGATAGGAGAGCCAGACACTGTAATAATTAGTGGCGGATCAATAACTGTAGTATATCCAACAACTTCTAATGCTGGTTCAACATTGCAGAACATACGTTCACAAATACAATCACAAAAGATTGGAGCTAGTTTTACAGGTAACATCAATCCAATTATTGGAAGTAGTACATCAAGATTAACTATCACTGGCGGAATCACAGGTTCAATAGGAACTTCTGATGTTATTGCCGGTGTAGGAATTACCAGCGGTACAAAATTAGTATCTGGTTCAGGAGCAAGTTGGGTTGTTAGTAATAGTCAAACAGTAGTATCTGAAAGTATATCTACTGGATTAATTTCTGTTACTCTTAATTACGTAGATGGAAACTATTCAATAATTAACAGTCCGGTTGTTAATTCTGTAACTACTGAATTATTTTCATTGATTACAACTTTCTTAGAAAATGGAATTAGTAGTCGTCCAACTGTACTTTTGGTAAACCCAACGGGGTTATCAACTGATAGTATTAATGCTAAAAATACTTTGCTATCAAATCTAGCAACTATTAAAACAGCATTTACAACTTATATTACTGCTCAGTACCCAACAACTGTATACGATGTTGCCCTTGCACAACGAGCAATAGGTTATGTTGTTGAAGCAATAGCATACGATTTAACTTACGGCGGTAATACAGCTAGTGGTGCAATTGCACAGAAATTTATTCCGTGTGCCGGAGCAAATGGCCAGGGTTTGGAAATTATATTCTCCGATGCTATATTGTCCAGCACTGGCGCGACTATTACCAGTTTGTTAAATGCAAACCCATCTTCATCAATTATAGATCCGTTGGTTAGCGAGATTTCTACAATTGTTGGTGCATCGTCGATTACAATTGAATCAGTTAATAACACTCCAACAATTGTAGCAAGAACAATTGTTGGACAAGTTGTAAATGTTCAAAATTTCCCAGTAGTAGCACCAATAGTTACCGCTAATCTGTACGGATCAGAATTTGTTAGTTCGCAAACAATTATTAATAATAATTCTGCAGTAATTACTGATGATACTATAAATTATTTAAGAAGTACCTACAGAGGCGGATTTAACTACAACGAAAGTACATGTTATAGAGATGTTGGATATATTTTAGATGCCATGGTCATTGACTTGTTGGTTGCAGGTAACTATCAAAGTGTTAATGCCGGATTAGCATATTATAAAAACTCCAGTGCCAAAAGTATTGCAATTGGAACTCAGTTAACAGAGACACTGGACGGTTTGACATTTGCGTTTGGTGATGGCGGATACAACGGAACTACAAATAATCTTGGACTAGTATATGGAGTTCTTAATAACTCTGCCATAGCAAGATATCAAAATTTAGTTCAACCCTTTCCTGATGTAACAAAAAATCCGTCAGGAACTGCTGTTGATCAATACACAAGTAATATTGGATTAACACTAAGCATTATTAAATTAGGAGTTAGTGCAGCACCTACTCCAAATTACGGTACTGGGTATTATAGTGTAAAATTTAGTAATGGTGGAAACGGATATGTTGATCAAGGTACTCCAGGCGATGTGCATATTATACCAGGAAAAATACTAGTTGGTGTTAAATCTAACGCATATGGATTGATTGCAAATTACGCACCAGGATCTGTGTTGCCCTATGATACAATAAAAGTTTATCTAACCCAGCCTGGATTCTTCCAAGCAGGAGAAACTGTTGACTACGGTGAAGTAGTTAAAAATCTAAATATTACTATTTTCCTCGAAAGTGGAGTTTATTACGAACATTACCCTATTAGGATTCCAGCAAACGTCACAATTAGCGGCGACGATTTCCGTAGAACAATTATCAGACCGTTGGATGCTATCAGCCAAAGTCCGTGGAGAACAATATTTTTCTACAGAGATGGTATCATTGACGCATTGCAAACTGGACTAATAAATTATGCTGGGACCGACTATGCGTTGCAAGCTGAAACATCATTAACCATTGGTGGTACAACAGGAACATTTACCGCAACATTGGGTAATAATGTTCAAACTTTACCTACTTGGGTAGGTTTAGTGCTAACTGAAAATGTTTATGCTGTAACTGGAGCATCAGTTAACACATTAACCAATGTAGTTACTATGACCTTCGTGACCATTGAAGGCAACACAATGCCAGCTCAGCCT